TCGAAATCAATCATCCTGGCGGCCGTGTTTGCCGCCGCGGGACTGTTGGCCGCGCACGCCACGAGTCAGGATTATCTGCGCTTCGGGGCGGAGCATATCGTAGGTTTTTACTTTCACATCCTGACCCAAGTGGTCGATGGGACAGCTCCGTATCCGTACCAAGCGAGGTTATTGTGTCCGTTCACAGTGACGTTTCTGGTCAAGCATTTACCGCTGACAACCTGCCACACCTTACTGTTTTCGCGCTGGTTCCTGGACTTTGCGCTTCTGATTATGCTGGCCATCATGCTGCGTGGCTATGCGATCGGTCCCCGCGATGTTTTTATTTCCATGGCGATGTGTGGTTGGGCGCTCAGTTATTGTGATCACGGTGCCACTCTGGCGCACGACAACCGGGTGGATGTCATCGCTTATATCACGGCGGTCGTTTTGCTGCGCAGGGACAAGCCGCTGTGGATCATCCCGCTGACGGCCGTGGCCGCGACCAATCGCGCAACAAGCGGACTGATCCCGATGTTGGCGCTGGTCTACGGGCATCGCAAGACGGCGCTGGCGGGATGGATCACGTGGGCAGTCGTCTATGGCTCGATTTTCTGGCACTACTGGCCCCATCCGTTCGTCGTGCAAATTGAAGATAAAGTGACCTGGGGACCGTTTAGATTTCCCGACGAGCCGTCGGATTTCATGGTGATGTTCGCCGTGCTGTCGCTTATCCCGTTCATCGCTCTGGCACGGTGGCGGCACTGGCCGCGCCAATTGCGACTGACTTTTTGGTGTTTCTTGCTTCCATGGCTCACGATCCATTCATTGATCATCGCCTGGGGCGAGCCGCGCCTGTGCATGGTCCCGCTGGCGATCCTATTCTTGCCGGGAGTATTTGCAGAGGAGATCAGAAACGATGAACATCTTTGACGAAGCAATCAGCAGGGGATGCCGCGTTTTGGAGATGCTCACCGCAATCATGGTGATCGTGATTTTCTTTTCGCTCTTCTTTTTTTTTGTGGTGGTCTGCGGCTTCATCGGTTTTCTGGCCTGTCCGTTTCGGAGATGGATATGAAGCGACCTAGTTCCACGTGGCACATTTTGACACATCTAAAAAATATTAAAAAAATATAAAATAATCCTTGACATCCCTGATATACCTGATATATAGTGCAGGTATGCTCAGGGGGCGAGCAAAAATCTGAACGGGAGGAAATCACAGGGACAAAAAACGTTTTTAGATCGCGACGGTGCCCCGTCCGATCAAATCCCGCTCACGCATGGCGTGAGCAAAACCGGACCTGGTCCGGGAGGAGCATATCATGTATACGCACCTGTACATCGACCCTAGCGCGGCTATCCGCGCAGGCAAATCTGTCAGCGGCTACGCGCGGCTGGACCTCCTACAGTCCGACGTGGACGCTCTGACGTCCGAGCGACGCGACGAACTGGCGCGGGTGAGTGACCTGGGCGCACCAGAACACGGCAATGGAACGCTAGGTCGCGGCGCCGGCGATCCTCCGGTGACTGAGGGGACACTGGCCGAGATCGTCCGCGTGCTGGATGCGCGGATTGCTCGGCGACAGAATGAGGCGGACGCGACCAAGCAGCGGTCGGAGAAATACCGCGCTGAGGTCCGCCACGTCCTGACCAATCGGCTCACCTGCGAGAAATCGACATATCACCCACCTGTCGGCTACCTCAGCATGATTTGCCCCGACTGGCCGATCCCGCGTACCGATACCGAGCGGGGATTCCGCGACGAGATCGCGGCCAGCGCTGAGGCGGTAGCCTGGGTGTCGGAATTGGAGACGATCAATGCTCAGCATTTGGCGACAGCGGAAAAACGGAAAATCGCAGACGAGCAGGCGAAGATGGAACGGGAATCGCAATTCCGCGCCGCCGCCGAGGCAGTGGTCAGTGAAATCGGGAGTGACGCCGACCGCGGACGGCTGTCCGAGCATCTGCTACCCGATACCGAGCTGCTGCACCTGGTCCACGATCACGTATTTGCAGCGCTGACCGATCACGAGCGGTATACGCGAATCACTGAATCTGATGTCCGTGACGCCCACGACGAGGATCTGTGCTCGGATTTTTGCGCAAAATTTGCCGTGGATGATGCCACGGAACTGCCCGCTACAGAGTGGGCCGCACTGGTCGAGGTGCGCACACACGCGCCGGAGGGGTCAATCGTGACCCCCCGGATTCACAAGGGCTATTGTCCTCAGTGTGAGGGTGACCGGGAGGTCACACGTTACTCCGCGTTGCTCCAGATCGATTGGCATGGTCGGAAATTGTCGCGCGAGTACGCGCTGTAAATGATGAGAATTGGGGCGGGCCCCGCCCCAAACTTTTAAAAGAAGGACAAATAAAATGTCGAAACCGAAAACTAAAAAAACCGAGTGGCTGACGACGGTGAGGCTCACCTCCGCCGAGCACGAGCGCGTGGACAACGCCATGTGGCTCAGTCGGACACGCTATTTTGGCCACTTCTTACGGCGCGCCATGTCGGACCTGTGCGAGCGGATTGAGCGGGCGGCGGCGCGGGAAGGGAAAAAATCCGAGTAGCCTGCCGTCGCCGACTTCCTGGCCCGCCGCCCCATCACCGGCGGGCCTTCTTTGTTTCACGTGTTACATTTTGACACATCATGTATCTTTTCAATCCATTGTATCCTTTTGACACATTTTCATCTTGACACATAAATCATCCGGGATAGATCATTGGCTGTGATCGGGGGGAGATGGGTCACCATTCCCGCAGGTTTTCTCCTCACTGTTCCCGCTCTGCATCTCCCCTCGATTGCACAGGGACTTTAGGGTTTTCGCGAGAAGGGGCAGCGATGACAGACGTGCAGCTCCAGAACAAGATCGACCGGGCGGTGGCGCGGCAGGAGCGTGATCGGCTGAACGCCGCGCAGAAATCGCTCACACACATCGGGGAGCCGCGCGGGGTGGTGGCGGTGATGAATGGGATTGTCCGTCGATCGCATGACGACCGGGCCAAGGTTTGTGCCGCCGGGGTGATGGTCAAGATCGCTGACTGGGGCCGGCGGATCAATGCTCAGGCCGCAGAGCCATCAACCCACATCCAGATAAATTTTCCCCTGCCGCACCCGGCGCAGGCCGTCGAGCCGGCGGACATAATCGACCGGGGCGTGGTGATGGTGCAATCGCGGCGGGATGGAGATGGGGATGGCAACGGCCACGGAAACACCTAAGACGCCATTCGCGGTCGAGCCAACGGCCAAGCAGCAGCAATTTCACGCCTGCGTGGCGGCGTATGACCAAGTGGGTTTCGGCGGCGCGCGCGGACCGGGAAAGTCATTTGCGCTGTGCCAGGAGGCCCTACGGCAGTCGATTGCATATCCGGGCAACATCGGGGTGCTCGTCCGCAAGGATCTGGTCGATCTCAACGATACCACGAAAAAAATAATGACGCGGTTTGTTTTACCCGCCTATTTGCAACAGGGTTTGCATGTGCGGTGGGTAGGCGGCAATCGGCCGACGTTAGAGATAGCGATCAACGGGGCGGTATCGGAGATCCAATGGCGGGATACTAAGGACGAGGCCAGTTTAATGTCCGCCAATCTGGGATGGATCGGCATCGATGAGGCAATCGAGGTGTCTGAGGCATTTGTCAACACAGTATCGGCGGCTCTGGGGCGTTGTCCGTTGCCAGGCGGCGGCCATGCGCCGGCGCGCTTGTTTTGGGCGAGTAATCCAGGGCCTGGGTGGTGTAAGCGCGGATTTCCGGTTGGGCACGACCTAGCGAAGCAGACGTACCGGGTGATCGATGGCAATGGTTGTAACACCGATCTCGTGCGAGCTTTTGTGCCGGCGTTGCCGCGGGACAATCCGCACAATCCGCCTGATTTTGAGGCCAAACTACGGGCGCAGTATCCGGCGATTTGGGTGCGGCGGTACCTGGAAGGGGACTGGGACGCGTTCGAGGGGCAGGTGTTTGACGAGTTTGATGAGGCGATCCACGTCGTGGGGCGGCGCGATCTGGCCGGGACGGGATGGGTGCATATCCTGGCGCACGACTGGGGTTTCCGCAACGTGGCGGCGGCCTTGATCGTGTCGATTGATTTTGACGGACGGTTTTGGGTTTGGCGGGAGTATCGGGCGGCGGGGCGAACGCCCGAGGAGCATTTGCCGCATCTTAAGCGACTTTGCGAGGGGATTCAGCCGGCGATGCGGCTGATCGATCCGGCGGCCGTCGACCAAAGCGACGGGGTGACCATCGCGGAGAAGTACGTCTCCTTGGGCATTCCGTTCATCGGCTGGCGCAAGCGGAAGCACGGGCCGGAGGGCAGCCTGTTATTTGTCAAAAACCTGCTGCGGGACCGTCGTCTGGTGATCACGGAGGACTGCGCGGGGCTGATCGATGAGATGAAAAATGCGCGTTGGCAGGAGTTGTCGGCAAGCCAGAGCGAGCGGCGCAATGAATATGAGCGGATGGTGGACAAGGACGATCACTCGATTGATTGCCTGCTGGGGGTGGTGGAATGGCATCGTCTGAAACCGGCGGCGCCGACGGTGGTGGAGGATCAATTGGCAATGATGATCATGCGGCAGGCGCGGGAGGCAGGGAGCGATAAACAGATCGAACGCGAGAAGATTTTGCGCCGGTCGGAACCATTTTCGACGCAGCGCGAGTTGCGCAGCGGATTACTGAGTAAGTTGTGAGGAGGAACGACCAATGGTGATGGCGCCCACGATGGATGAAATGACGATTAATGAAGGCGAGATAGGCGAGCCGTTGCCGGCGGGGCCGGGGCCGGACCTGGAAAGGATCGAGACGGCGATCGTGCAGGTGCTGCGAGCGGGCGAGGCGCGAGCGGAGAGTTTGTCAGCTGCGGAGAAAAGGGAGTGGCAGCTTTTCGAGCGGATGGCGGACGGCAAGGCGGAGCGGGACAATCCTGGCGACATCCTATCTGAGTTGGGTTTTTACCTAGCAGCGATCGACAAAGCGCGGGAAATTTTCAAAGCGGCGCTCATGAACGACTTGATTCCGGATCCGGCGCGGATGGATTTTTTCGAGGGCGAAGCGAAATGGGCGGGCCTTGAGCAGTATGCCGAGGGCATCACGGCGATGATGCGGGCGAAATTCAAATTGATGCGGCCGGAGGACGCGGAGAACGGATTTATTCAGCTTTTGGGGATGCTAATCGACGACCTGACGCTGAAAGGCACCATGATTGGCCTGGTGACGCACGAAGTGAGCTACAATGAGCACGACGCGGAATCAATGATCGAAAGCGGACCGACGCTGCAATATTTCGATCCGTTCAACGTTTGGCCGTGGCGGACGGACGTAAATAATTTCAGCCAGACAGCGGTGACGATTTACGCGCCGCTGACGCGGGCGGACCTAGAAAGCCCGGAAAACGGTTATAAAAACGTCGAGAAGGTGATTGAATCAGGAAGCACAGCGCAGAGGCGGCGCGATCCAGCGACGGGTCAGAGCGAGCAATCGGCGGGGTTTAAAGATGATCTTTACGGGCGGCGAATATATTACGGCCCCTGGATCGGGCATCAACTGCGCGAGGAGTCGGGCATCGATGAAGAAGATGAAAGCATTTGGCGGGCGATGGCGGAGGAGTATGGTTTTGACGCCGAAAAGGCGCGGGAGCGATACTGGTGGCAGATCGAGCGCGTAGAGGAAATATTAATCCAGTGCCGGCCTTTTCCTTTGAGTTTGCCGCGCGGAGCAGGGCCGTTAGTGGCTCACAAGTTAGTCGCGCGGAACGGGCGGATTTGGGGGCGCGGGATGTATCATCGGTCGGCGTGGCAGGAGCGAATAATCAATCATTTTCTGCGTGCGATGATTTTGACCTCGGCGGCGTGCGCCGATCCGCCGTTCACGTATCGGGAGTATTTGATCGATCAGCAGTTCCTGGCCGAGCGTGGCGGGCAGGTGAAACTAACGAGCGGCGAAGGGATCAAAATCACGGGCGACGCGAATGCCGGGAAAATCATTGATCCGATTCTTTTCAACGCGGAAGCGATTCCCATCATGCAGCGGATGGCCGACCGGCAGGATGAAGACATTCGCGAGTTAACGGGGGTCACCTCGGCGGTCGAGGGAACCGACCGGAGCAAGACGGCGACGCAGAGCGCGAACAATTTACAGCAATCGCTGAGTCTGATCCGATACCAGGAAAAAAATCTCGAACAAGGATTTTTACGGCAAGTCGTGGCGCGATGCTATGTGATTCAATGCCAGGCGATGCGGTTGGCGGGGATGACGGAGCACACGGCGATCAGCAAGGAGCAAGGGCAGGTTCAAATGGTGACGGTGGCGCCTGAGATGCTGATCGATGAGACGTTGATTGATTGGCAGATGACGGGTTTGACGTCACCAGGGAACAAAATGAACCTAATTCAGGCATTCGAGAAATATGCAGGGGCATTGCAGCAATCGGGTCAGGCGGAGACGACGGAACTTTATTCGTACTGGGGCATGTTGTTGGGGATTCCCAACGCCGATCGGTTTATCGCGCAGGGTTACGACATGCTGACGATCCAGAATATGCTGGCGAATCTGCAAACGGCCTTCGGGCAACAAGGGGCGATGTTGCTGCCGGACGAGGCAAAAAAGGCGCTGGCGAAGTTGATGATGACTGGCATGGTCCCTGGGCCGGGCGCCGCCGGCGGAGTAGGCGGAGTAGGCGGAGCGGGTGGAGCGGCCGGGCCAGGGATGCCTTCGCAAGGGCCGCCGGTGGCTGGGCCGACTCAACCGACAGGGCCGGCGGGATTACCGATGATGGGAGCATAAGATGGACGTTTTAAAAGACATCAAAATTTCATTTCCATTTATTTGCACGATATGCGGAAAAGTATTACAAAAAAGGCCACGTCTCGATGGAGCGACAGCAATCCATGCCAGAGCGGATATTGAGATCCTACGGCCATACGTTCCAAGAACGATTAGACGCAAAAACATTGCATTATGTCTAAGTTGTTCAGAAATTTTAACCGAAATTGTTATCGGGATTGTGAGCGAGGAAGATGATTAAAAAGAACGGGCAGGCATGATTTAGAAAAAGAAGGAAACTTGAAAAATGCCAGAAGAAGGCAGCAATTGTGAGGCATTGATGGCGGAGAAGTTGGCGAAGCACCAGGCGATGTTCGAGTCGTTTCTGGATCATCCGTTCGTGCGGGAGGTGATGGAAGAGGCGCGGCGGCGGCAGGAGATCAGCCGGACTTACCTGGAACCGAAAGGCGGGCCGGTGCTTGAGGACGGTTTGATCAAGTTGCAGAAAATCACCGCGAACGAAATGAATTTTCACGTAATGGAGGAACTGATCAATGGCCATTTGTTCAGAGACGCCTACGAGCGCGGAGCGGGGCGAATCCGCGAGGAATATCGAGACAGGCAACGGTTGCGCGAGGTTGCGGATTCGACCGTCGCCGGGCAAGGTGGCGGTCCTGGCGGTACACGCCAGCCGGTTCCCGCGGGCCTCCGGGCTTTTGATCCCGAGCACCTCCGATAACGCGCGCTGGCTGGGCTGGGTTTTCGGGATCGGCGAGGGCGTGGAAAGCGTCGAATGGGGGGATCTGGTGGAGATTTCGCGCTGGACGGGAGTGCAATGGTTCACGCGGCCGTTGCGGACGATGACGGGCGAGCCGAGTCCGGACGTGGATTACCTCTTGCCGGACGGAGCGGGCCGGCGGGCGATCGTGGCGAATGGGCGGGACATGTGGGCCTTTTTGGAGCCGCGGCACATGCTTTATCGGTTAAACGATTTTGCCGGCGCGATGGCGGGGACGGACTTTACGGTCGGACCACTTTTTGACCGGGTTTTGGTGAAGCACGAGCGCAAGGCGGGGGCGAGCGCCGGTGGTGTGAAATTATTGGAGGATTGGTATCGGGCGTATGGGCGGCTGGCGCGGATCGTGGCGAAAGGCCCAAAGGTGGAAGAGCTGGAAATCGGGGATTGGGTATTGATCGACAGCCAGGAAGGTTGTCACTTGGCGATCGATGGCGAGCCGCATTCAATCGTGCGCGAGCGGCACGTGATTTTGAATTTTGGGGCAGACAAGCCGAAGGAAGTGGAATAATGCAGGAAGAAAAAGTTTACTGTCAGAACTGTCAGATGTGGCAGGAATTGGACCGGATGATGATCAAGAACACGCCGCAGGGGCTAAGGCAATTTCGGATTCATTTTGGTCTTTGCCTGGCTTTCGTGACCTTTACGCCGATCGAGCTGGCGCCCGGGGGGATGCAGGCTCTTGCGATGACGCAGTGCGGTCCGCGATTCGGATGTATCCATTTCAAGGCGCGGATTGACGAATTAGTGCAGAAAAAGGAAAATGGCAATTAAAAACTTCTTGACAATGGCCGATGAACTAGTGGAAGAATTGATACGCGAAGGCATGATATACCCGCACGGAGCGCAAGTGATCATTCACGTGTTCCAGGGGCGGGTGGCCGGCGTAGATTCATGGAACAAGCTGCGCCGGGAGACGATTGAAGCGCTGCTTGACGCTGAGCAACAGCAAAGCAGAATGGATTCGGTGGCAGTAAAATAAGACGGCGGGGATTCGCCGACACAAGGCATTACCCCCGTTGACCGCGCAAGAAGCGGTTGGCGGGGGTTTTATTTTAACGAGGAGTGGCGAGTATGACGGTAACAAGCGAAGAACTGGATAAAGGCGCCGATAGCGAGCTTGGCGAAGGGTTGACACGGCCAGAAGACGAGGAGGCGGAAGGCGCCGAAGCCGCGGGCGAAGAGGAAGGCGGCGAAGAGAAGGCAGGTGAGGAGAAGCGAACGGGCGCAGAGGAAGGAAAGGGAGGCGAAGTGGGGGCCGAAAGCGATCCGGTGCTGGACGCGATCGAGGCGTTGGCGGAGAAGAACCCGGATTATGCCAAGCTTTTGATGGACGAATATGAAAAGCGGATGGCTGGCGGAACAGAGGCGGTTGCGACGGCCAAGGAGACGGCGGCGAAGGAGCCGGCGGCGAAGGCAGCGGTTTTTGAGCTGGCGGATGAGCAAAGCACGGCGGAGGATACGATCAATTTTGAAAACGTGAAAGAGACCGTGGCCGAGCAGCGTGAGTCGCACCTAGAAATTTACAAAAATCTGCGGGACGAGTATGACGAAATATGCGCGGCGATTACGCAGATGAAAGAGGAGAAATCGAACGAGGGGCCAACCTGGAACTTCGTCGTGAACCAACAACGCAAAATGTACAACGAGTTGCAGCGGGTGAAACAAAGCAGCGACCAAGCGCAGCAGGATTTGCGGTTGATGAAGCGCGTGGAGACCGTGGCGACGCATTACAAGCCGTTGGCGGGGCACAAGGTGCTGTTGGCGCGGCTGATCGCCGAAGGGCGGGTAGGGGCGGATGCGCCGCTCTCGAGGCAGGCGCAGGCGGTCAATCAGGCATTGCTGGCGATGGGGAAAGCGCCGATGGGGGCGAAGCCGGGGATGGATAAAACGGCAGCGCAGGAACGGCTGGCGAAGCTCAAGAAGTTGAGTCTGGGCAAGATCGGCGGCAAAAGCGGGCGGCAAAGCGCGGCGCCAAAGACGGAATTGAGCGAGCGCGCGAAGGCGAACGTGGCGAGAATTTAACGAGGGGACACGGTGATGGGAAAAGATACGCAAGAGACAACGAAGCCGTGCGAGACGGCGACGGTGAGCAATGCGGACCTGCAAAAGGTGCTACAAGTGGCGACCGTGGATGAACTGGCGCGGGCGGTGAAGGCGCAGGCGGCGATGGGGATAACGGATCTGGACGATTTCGACGAGGGCAACGACATTGACCGCGAGAACGGATTGCCGGGCTGGGCGCCGCTGACGAAGCGCGACGGGACGAAGCTGCACTATTACCTAATCGGCGTGGACAATTTCCAGAGAGACGAGCGGACGAACGGGAGCCATGGGAAAAAGCCGTTGGCGGTGCCGGTGGCCAAGGTGCTTGGTGACGTGTTCGCGGATTTGCCCGATTACATTTTCAATGCGCGGGGATTCGCGCAGGTGGGCGACTGCATCCTTTGCGTTAGCCTGCAAACGACGTATGAGTGGTACAAGAAAAAGAAGCTGGAACTATCGGACGCGCGGGCGCAGACATTGCAGAAATCGACGGTGCGTGCGCAAAGCGATCTGCCGCTGGGCTGCAAAGTGGAAGGCGAGATGGTAGCGGGCTTTGGAGTGCCCGTGATGAGTCATTAAGGAACGAATCAGCCGCGCGGCGCCTCTTCGACCCCGAAACGCCGGCGCGGAAGAAACGACACATCAGCGGGGAATCATCAACAAACGCTATGTCCCCCGGGCGTATGACCGGGGGATTTAATTTGCCCCTGGCGCGAATCCATGAGGAGGAAAGAGCATCATGGGCATTCAGTTCCGTTGTCCGGAAATTCACGGACTCAACGCAAACTTTCCCGTAGCCGCGCGCAATATGATCCTGATGAGCCACAGCGACACGCACACGCCGGTGTGGGTAGGGGCGTGGACGCTGGCCTCAGCGAATGGTCAGATCACGGTGGTCAGCGGCGAGAATTCAGCCGACTACTATGTGGCGGGCCTGTTCGACGCGCGCGGCGTGCGGCTTCCCAAACAGTACGTGAGCAAGGCCGAGTTGGAAGCGGCCGACTATTACTTCCTGGGCTATCCGATCGGCAACATCGTCTTCGCGATCACCGAGGACGGGCTGACGACGCCGATCACGAACGGCAACAGCGGCAGCGGGGTAGCGACGTATGCCGATATCGTGGTGACCTCGCCGACGGCGTTGGAGATCGGCGCGGTGGACCAGCCGTACGGCAATCCGCTGGGGACGATCACGGTCGATTCAAACACGGTAAACACGACGGCGGGCACCCTGACGCTGCAGCTCCTGGGCCTGTATCCCGGGGTGGACAACAACCCGTACAGCGCGACGGCCTCGGCCAGTCCACGGACATTCCTGGCGAAACTGCGTTCAGCCGGCGTCAGCCAGTAATCCGGCGATCCAAGAAAAAGAAAGGAATTAACGATCATGGCAATTACGACAAACGACTTCGGTTCCTTCCTGGACGCCGGAGTGAAGAGAGTGCAGACGGTAATGAGCAACCTGAACAAGAACTCATTCTACCGGAAGTTAATGCGGGTGGGGACGACGCAGATTGTGGACTTCAAGGTGCAGGACGTGGAAAACATGGCGGCCGCGCAGTTCTGGACGGAAGGTTCGCCGCGCCCGATGATGTCGTTCAAGAAAGGGTTCGCGCAGAGCTTCACGCAACACCAGTGGGCGGCGCTGTTGGACATCACGAAAGCCTTTCGGAAGTTCAATCAGCAGGAGCTGATGACGCGGCTAATGAGCCAGCTCAAAATGGCGCCGACGAAGGCGAAGGAAATCATCGCCGCGGCCTATTTCGAGTATGGGCACACGGGGGCGACCGTGCCGATTGTGGGCGGACTGCCGCTGATCAACGCCAACGGCGGAGACGGGCAAGCGATCTTCTCGGCGAACCATCCGCACCGGAGCATGGCCGGGAACACATGGACGAACTACTTCACCCCCGTGAGCGCCGACTTAACCGAGACGACGTTCGACACGTACCGCACGGTAATCCGGCGTTGGAAAGACAACACGGGTTCGCCGCTGGACATCAAGGCCAAGCGGGTGATCATCGACGAGAGCTTGGAAGGCAAGGCGATCAAGATCTTCCTGGCGCAGTTTGAGCCGGCGTCGGCGAACAACGCGCCGAACACGGCGAATCGTTTCGCGACGGCGAAGGACAAGTACCTGGTCTTTCCGTGGCTGACGGTGCAAGGGGATTGGTACATCGAGACGGACGCGACGGAAGGCGACATTGAGATGTATTTCGGCTGGGATGACGAGACCGAATCCGGGCCGAACAATCGGAACCCGTTGACGGGGAATGAATGCGTGAGCGTCGATTTTTCGGTCGCGCACGGTTGCCTGCTTTGCCGCCGTTATTTAGCCGTGAAATAGGCAAGGACGGCGCAAGGGCGGCGAGGAGGTAAGGAAGATGCCGACGGTCGCGGTGGGCGGATTAAGCGGGGGGATCAACCTGGGGTCGCTTTTGGCGCAAGCCAAGACGCTGGCGGGGATCACCGATTTCGAGCGGATGGGCCAGACGCCCGCCGAGCAGACGGCGTTGCTGGCGGATATTGTAAACCGCGCCGTCGGCGAATTTCTGGAACAGAATCCAAGACTTTTGTTGACGACGGGAGAGCTGTCGTTGGGAGCGTCGGCAATGAGTTACGGTTTGCCGGCGACGCTGCACGAACTGGCCTTGCGGCGGATTTATTACAGCAACACGGGCAGCGACCCCGAGCACGACCTAGCCGAGTTGAGTTTTTTGGACGGGGCGGGTGTAGCGGCGTTGGACGAGGATGAGCGCAACGGCCAGACGACGGCCGATTACCCGGACAAATGGGGTTTCGATCCAGCGGCCAATAAGGTCTTGATCTACCCCAAGACGACGACGGCGCGGACGTTGGTGATGGAGTTTCAGCAGGCGCCGACGGCGATCACGGCGGCGAATATAGCGACGCCGGATGCGGTGACGATCGGCGAAGTGCCTGGCAAATGCCTTCATGCGCTGGCCTTGCGGGTAGGTTGGGAACTGGCCTTCAACGGCGACAATGTGACAAAGGGCAAGATCCTGCAAACCTGGCAGACGGCGGAATGGAACGCAATCCGCTGGGTGCTGAGCAATTCGGTATCCGGCAATCGGTCACTCGGTCCGGCGATTGATCAATCAAGCCTGTTCAAGACGTGGCAGGCGGAGATCAGGTAATTTTTTTTATGAACAAAGAAAGGAAAAGGGCGATGAAACTTTACGCGAAAATCATTCCGGCGGCGGCATTTTTGGTAGTCTTGATGTTGGTGGCGCTGACGTGCCAGACGCCGCCGGTACAATCCAATCCTCCCGATTGGGAAACGACCAAACTGACGAATTTGAGAATCACGGGCGGATTGATCGTAGATGGCGACACCACGCTGACGGGGCAAGTGCTCAATGAATCCGTAAGCGGACTTACCATTTCAACCGGAAATCTAAATGTGGTCGCCGGAAACATGCAAACAGCCGGAGCGAGCAGGCTAAGCAACGCCGGTGATCTAACATGTAATTCCATTATGAACACCGGAGCCAGCACATTACAAGCCGTGACGATTGGTCGGGGAATAAGCCAGTCCTACAGTTTAGGTTTGTATCACAATGAACTGGACATCACGACGGTGAGCCAATCCCTGGACGTGTCCGATTTGGGCGCGGGCAATGGGGTACGAGTGGGGTTCAAAGCGCTAAATGACAATGCAATTCCGCTTTGGTTTCCGACGGCCTGGATCAAAGCTATCACCGATGACAACACTTCAACCAGCTATGACTCGACGCTGGATTTTTATGTGCAGACGGCGGGGACGGGGAATCCGACGAGCGAGCTGAAGTTGAGCGGAGCGAAGCTGTATCCGACGACGACCACCGGCTTGGACCTGGGAGGCTCGTCGAATTACTGGGGCACGGCTTACGTAACGGCCGTGGAATCGACGGGCAATGTTAACGGCAAGCCGGAGTTGCGGGTGCTGAACTTCAATTATTACGACGTGGACGTGGCGGCGAGTCAGACGACGGCCGAATGGGGGACGGACGCGAGCGCGGACGCCGGCGGGGCGAATTTCAAGCAAATCCCAGTGCCGATTGCGGGTTCGATCATCGGGATCGCCGTTTACAGCAACACGGCCTGCACGTCGGGGACGTTGACAGCGGACGCGACAATCAACGGGACGGCGACGGGTTTGCAGGCGGGGTTGAACTCGGCGGACGATACGCAGACGAGCTACAGCACGCAGGCGATCGACGCGGACGCGGTGACGGCCGGGCAGCGGGTGGGCGTAAAAGTGACGACCGACGCGGAATGGGCGCCGACGACGGCGGACGTGGTTGTGACGGTGACGATGGAATATTAAACCGCGAAGCAAGTGTTGAAAAGGAAAGGATAGAGCGATGACAAGTGAAGTGAAAAAAGAGAGCCAGGCCCTTGACGAAAAGGGTTTGGAAAAAGACCGTCCGACGGACCCGAACCGTTATTCGGAGCTTTTGGCGAAGATGACGATGCACGCGTTGGCGGGCCTGTTGGCGCATTCAAGCACGCCGAATGAGGATCCAGGGCGCGTGGGGCGGCAGGCGGTGACGTTTGCCGAGGCGGCGGTCGATGCCTTGATGCCCAAAATCTGTTAAAAAGGGGCCGATCATGAGCCTTGACGATTACTTTTACGCCGAAATGTCCGATTCGGTGGCCGGGACCGGGGCGGCGGACGTGAGTTACGTCGACGTGGACCTGGGGACCGGGCTGGTCGATCTGAGCCGATTCAACGCGGCGGAGATCGAGATGTATGTGCCGGCGCCGGCGGCCGGGCCGACCACGCCAACGCTGGACGTTGACGTGGAGAACTCAATGGATGGTGAGAACTTCACAAAAGTCGGCAGTTCATTCAGCCAAGTAACGACGGCGGCGAGCCGGCAGCGGCAGACGATTCTGCGGACGGCGTTGGTGAATTTCGGGCGTTTCTGGCGGTTCAAGTGCAGCGTGGCGACAGCGGCGGGCACGGCGACTTACATCCCTGTTTTCCGGGTTCTGGCGCTGCACAACTAAGCCATGGGGCAAGGGAGGTGGCGCGAAATGGAATACCTGAAAGACATAGTGGTGGTGATCGTGCTGGTCGGGCTGCTGGCCTTTATGTGTTTCATCCTGACGCAACCAGGCTGGATCGGGACGAGGTAGAGACATGGCCGAGGACCGGAAAATCACGATGGGGCTGAACACGGACGCCCCGCCGGACCGACTGGGGGACCAGGCGTTGATGGTGGAGAACCTAGTCCCCACGTCGGCCTCGTCGGTGGGTGTGCGCGGCGGGGTGGAGTTGGTGAAGCATTACCAGCCGAACAACATTGGGCGGTCGATCATCGTGGATGGGTTGCCGGCGGACGAAGGCGCGGGGATCCTGGTGGTGGTGGTGAATGTGGGGGACGCGGGGCTGGGCGACGGGAATCTGAGGCACGTGGTGGAAGGGCTGGGGGCGTTTCGGCCGGCGCGCGTGGCGGCGGAATATGACAGCGTGGTGGGGTTTAATGCAGCGACGACGATCTATGGAGTATTACCGGAGTAAGCCATGGCGACAACCTATACACCGTTAGCGCAAACCTATTTAGGGACGCCCATCGCAGTGAGCACAGGTGAAACCACGGATGACACGGCCCCCAACCCGTTACACATCGTGGCTTGCGCGATCATTGGGCCGTGTCGTCCTTACAAAAGCGATGGATCGTTGGCGAACTATCCCAAGGGAGTTTTGGTGGTTTTGGGAGAGTATAACGATGGGATTGCACGGACACTGATCAACGCATTCGATCTTGAAACCGGGAATAGAACAGCGAACCCGGCGCTTGATCTATTGACCGGCGGTGGTGTCGGCGGCGATGAGTCGGTTTTGATGTACAGCGGCATATCACCGATGGGGCGGGGAATTCCAGGATATTATGTTTGGCATGGCGAGGGATCGGAAGCGGCTCTTTTTTCGGCGCGCAATGGTTTATATGATAATTTTGGGACACCGCTTTACAATATTCTGGGATGCGCGATCAGTGGACTGATTCCAGCCGTGAAGGATTCAAAGATCATTTGCGACGTTTCGCCATTGAGCCGGACGAAAGAAGTGATGGCGTTGGTGGCGAAAGGCAACTGCGACGCAGGTTCAAGCCAATTACATGAAATCCGAGTGCGGCCAGATATTAAACTCTTTCCTACATGGGCATATGACACGCCGGATGAAATATGGAATCAGAATTACGCTTCCGGTGCGCAGCCGGCGTCGATCTGGGGCGGGAGCGGGTCGACGACGTGGGCGACGCGGCCCGACAGTTGCCTGGACGCGCAGAACCTGTGCAACCTGCCCGAGGTGAGCATGGCGCTGTTGGGGGATTGGGTAGCGGACCCGACGGTGCACAAGGCGATCACGAACCCGCGGCTGGCGCTGATCTACACGGTGACGGGCGGGATCGCGGTAGCCGGCCCGATCGGCGGCGCGCGGGCGCACGGGATGGTGTGCGACCAGCACGGGTTCATTTACGTAGTGGGGACGGGCGGCCTGACGGGGGTCAACGACAACCTGATCGAGCAGTACATGGCGACGGATCTGTCGACGCCGCTGGCCCAGGTGACGCACGCCGGGGAGGGCGAGGGCCTGGGGGGCGATTATGCGGCCGCCGCGGACACGCACATCTATTGTCCGCTGTGGGACGGCGCGCGACTCTTGGTGTTTGATCATGGGACGCAGTACACGCGGCTTTTCATTTACGGCGCGGATCTGGTGGAGATTACGCATTTCACGATCAGCACGGCGGCGCAAGTTGCGGTCAACGGCCCACGGTGGCGAGCGGGGAAATATTCATTGGGTTGGTGGAGTGAGAACTACTGAGATGCCTGCAATCGTGATGACATTGCCAGAAGGGACGGCGGGACCGACGGGGATGGCGCAGTTCGGGAACAAGTTTTTTCTGTGTTTCGAGGACCAGCGGCCGATTTACCTGATGGCGGGGATGACGGACAGCCGGCTGAAGGCGTATCGGGCGGGGATCAAGGCGCCGATGACGGGCCCGACGGTGGCGGACAGCGAGACGCCGACGGAGGAATTGACACCGGGCGTGGAGTTGACGGTGGCCTACGCTTTTTTTTCAAGCAAGCGGTTGGTGATGAGCCGGCTGTCGCCGGCGACGACGCACGTGGTGGCGGACCCGGCGATGAAGCTGACGATCGGGGGATTCGAAGCGCCGCGCGACGATGCGATTTCGCAGGACATCGACACGATCATGGTGGCGGTGCAGATGGGGATAAGCGGGCAGCGCTGCGTGACGCCGGGGATGCGAATCACGGTGAGCGGCTACGATTTCGGAACTGCGAGCCTGACGTTCGACACATCGGAGAATGATCTGACGTTTGGGATCGACATGGCGGAGGCGGACCTGTACGGCTTCCTCCCGCCGGCGGCGCGCTACGTGGAGATGTTCGGCGAGCGGGTGTGGTACGGTGGCCAGCGGCGGACGGTGGAGCTGGGCGGGACGGGCCTGACGGTGACGAAAGGACAGAGTTTCCGCGGGCAAACGCTGGCCAAGTTGACGCTGAACGGGGACGGGGTGTGGGATGACGCGCACCTTTACCTGACGGTCTGGGCCGAGGGGCGCCGGATGGGGACGATTTACGACGTCGAGAACGCGCGGGTGGCCTGGCTGGACGTGGACCTGGAGACGGACCTGGGCGAGACGACGAACTGGCACATGACGGGGAGCAATGACCGGATTTGGCCGTCAAGTTTTCACAATTTCACGGAAGGGTCGGTGCCCACGTCGTATCCCGAATGCGTGAACATGACGCAATATCAGACGCTCAAGCCGGCATTGGACCGCGGCGAGCAGATCAAGGGCATTCACCGGATGAAGGACATCCTGCCGGTCATTTTCCAAAATTTGGTGATGCCGATGACGGGATCATTGGAGGTGGGGGTGCCGCAGCCGATTTTCTCGATTGATTGGGGCCGGGTTGGGGCGACGGCGCCGGGGTCGATCTGCGAGGACGCGGAAGGGAACCTGTGGTGGATCGGCGAGGAAGGCTTCATCAGCGGGAACACGGCGGGGATCGACTCGATTGCGCACCAGTTGGGGGTGAACCGGCTGTTCAAGGGCGCGCCGTGGATCGCACTGACGGATCTGCCGGGGATGGTGATGAGCTATTCGCGGCAGCATGACGGGCTGATTTTCGGAAATTTTTCAATCAACGGGGTGAACAATTATTGGGGCCTGCTGTCGCTGAAGCCGCAACTGGGAGTGTGGTTGTTCAGCGGGCAGGAGATGACGAGCAACATCCTGGAGTATGGCGACGCGAACGGGCAGGGACGGTTGTTGGTGGGAGACGGTTATCATGGCCGGGTGAAGCGGATCCTATCGCCGGACACGCTGCTGGATTTGCCGGCGGCGAGCGACACGGCGGCAGCGTTCACGTGGCAATGGCGCGAGGGCTGGCAGCAGGCGAACGAAGAGGGTTTTCGGGCGGCGCTGGCCTTCATCCGGGTGATCGGGCTGATCATGCCCGGGACGACGGTCAGCCTGAACGCGGTATTCTGGCGGAATGATTACCCAGCGCGGGTGGCGGCCGACGTGCCGGCGGGGCAGAAAGCGACCAAGACGTTCACGCAGGCGCAGCTTTTGCGGAAGTTGCCGGCGGCGCAAGGGGCGGCGCGGTATCACAGCGTGGCGATCAGCGGAGCGAGCAACACAGGCGCCAGCGGGACGCGAGGGGTGGAGTTCGTCCACTGGCAGAGCGTGATGGAGGGCGAGTCATGAGCGGACGTTACCGGTTCAGCGACGCGCGGAGCCTGGAACGGCTGGGGCAAATGCTGGACGATTTTTTTCAGGCGGAGGGGGCGGCGTATGCCTGGCCGGGGGCGGTGTTGCCGGAGACGGCGCGGATGGTGGAGATGGTGGAAGCGGGGATGCTGGTCCAGGCGTTGTCGGACGGTTCAGTACGCCGAGCGAGCGCGGGGCTGGAGCGGCCGGCGACAGGAGTGGTGATCGCGGTGTTGAACACTTCGCAAGCGGTGTGGTCAAGCGACGCGCGGCTGGAGGTGGCCTTGGCGGATGTGGCCGGCCCCGGGCCGGGCGAGTTATGGCTGGGCGACCAGGGGCGGATATTGGCGACGAAACCGAGCGGAACGGGATTGATGCAGCAAGTTGGAATCAGGTTGTATTACGATGGGCGGATTCAAAAACACCATTGTCAGATTTGTCCTTATCCTCCTGTGGTTATTTTCGTCGAGTAGGATCGGGGCGAACCAGTATTGGCTTGGGCCGTGGGATCAGCGGACGGACGAGACAGGCACTTATTGGTGTGCGCCGGTTGGCGCTATTGGAAATATTGACCTGCGCTCATTGCCGCAACATAACCAACCCGGCGTGGGTTTTTTCACCACCAAAGACCTTACTATTCTCCCGCCGAATTATACCCTGCTTGGGAATGACTTAAAAAAGCCTGTTTCCGCCAAAGGCATTACGGCTTGGGATAAGGCATTTAAAATAACGCTAAAAGATGAGTCCGTCGGCGATGCGCTGTGGAATTTGCTGGGCACACAATCCGACCCGACCGGGCAGTTTGGGCCGAAGCCGCTGATTCCGACGACGAGTGAGCGGAAACTGGATCTGTTTGTTGGGGATGAGACAATCAAGAAGGTTGATTTCCTGGGAACATTGGATCCGAACTGGCCCAAAATTCAGGTCGTGATTCGTAATGATTTAAAGCGGATGTGCGATGCGGCGGATACTCAGGCAAAAACGACGGTAGTGCGGAAAGTCCTTGGCGGACTGGTCCAGAAATACCAAATGGATTCGCGGGAACTAGCCCCGCTGGAATATCCAAATTTGGAGCCGCTTGCGCCGACGACGACGATCACGGATAATTTTAATCGGGCTAATGAAGATCCGATGGGCAACTCGGCTGAGGGATGGAGTTGGGTTTATGAAGATTATACATTAATAATTTCAGGCAATCAGGTACGGAATCTTAATCCTACAGCGAATGCTCGCGCCTTTTCGCCTTTATCAAGCAGCGATAATTACTGTCAGATAGATATTTTTGCAGGCTTTGTTTTTGGGCCGGGTTGCCGGTTTGCTTCCGATGCGTGGACTTTTTATGTCGCGCAGTGGAACATTAATAATAACAATAAATTATATGTAGATAAAGTCGTTAATACTGAATATACTCTTCTAGGTTACTTGGAAGATGCTGTCGGTCCCGCGCCCTTAACCTTGAGAATCACTGCGGATGGTAGTTCCATTACGTCAGACGATGTGACAAACAATTTTTCTAAAAATGTGGTAGATACGGCCATTTCGACAGGTTTATACAGTGGTTTGTGGTACTACAACACAGGTTACGGAGACAATTTTGTTGCGGGTGATTTAGGGGCCACGCCGACACCGACGCCAACACCGACGCCAACGCCAACTCCGACGGAGACGCCAACGCCAACTCCGACGGAGACGCCCACGCCTACTCCAACCGAGACGCCGACTCCGACGCCCACACCGACACCGACGCCAACTCCGACGGAGACGCCCACGCCCACTCCAACCGAGACGCCGACTCCGACGCCCACACCGACACCGACGCCGACACCAAATCCCACGGCGACGCCGACGCCGATTCCGGGCCGGCCAATCGTGATTCATGATCGGAACCGATACGGCGCGGGTTTCGTGGCGAGCGGGAGCATCAAGCAGACGGCGGAAGGAGCGTTGCGGATCAGCACGACGGAGACGACGGCGCCCTTAATTTTGGATACGACGACAATGGGCCAGTTGGTGACGGGCCTCAACGCGGATCAGGTCGATGGGCATGACGCGGAGGACTTTTTAACGTCGGCGACGGCGGACACGTTTCAGACAGTGCTGGTCAATTCGGCGGGGCTGGCCGGGGCGCTGGCGGACGAGACGGGGACGGATTACGCGGTTTTCTCGAACACGCCGACGATCAGCAATCCGACGATCGCGGGGATCAATGGCGGGACGGCGGCGAATGATGATTGCACGATCCAGGGGACGACCAACGGGACGCGGACAACCAGCTATGTTAACCTGCAACCCAACGGGGGGAACGTGGGGATCGGGACGGCGACGCCCGGATACTTGTTAGACGTGAATGGTTTGGCAAATTTTGCAAGTTTATACACAAATGGCATTAATCGGATAACCAGCACGGGCGTAGGCACATTGTCTGAAGTGGACGGAGGTACGGCGGCCAATGACGATCTGACGTTGCAGGGAACGACCAACGGGACGCGGACGACGAGTTATGTGAATCTGCAACCCAACGGAGGGAACGTGGGGATCGGGACGGCGACGCCCGAGGTGCGGTTGCAGGTGGTTGATCCCAATTATCCCGTAGCCGAAATTCAGCGGACCAGCGGGGCTTCAAATCTTACGTTGATGTATGCCGTCGTGCGCCTGTTGCGCCAGACGACGGGGGACATGGCGGCGGGGTTTGGCTCGGCGATTGCGTTTGAAGGGACGGACAGCGAAGCGAGCAACAAGGTGCTGGCTTATTATGGCGGGATACGCGGGGATGCGGATACGGAGGGCGAGTGCTCGTTTCGATGCGGCACGAACGGGGCGGAGGAATTTTTGCGGATTACGCAGGACGGGCATATCAACGCCAAGGTCGGGGATTTTCAGACGAACGGGACGACGCGGATTTCGGCGGCCGGGGTGGGGACACTGACCCAGGCCAATGTGGACAACATTCGGATCGACGGCAACACGATCAGCAGCACGGACGCCAACGGGGCGATCAACCTGACGCCGAACGGGTCGGGGGCGGTGGTTGCGGCGAACCTGACGGTTTCGGGGGCGGTTAACGGTTCCAAGCAAATCACGACGCTTGGATCAGAGGATGATTCGGAGTGGTCCGGCACGACGACCGGATACCGTTATGGTTACATCGGCAACCAAGCGACGAACATCATCAACGGATTCCCGATGACGGGCGCGGGATCGGTTTCCAAGATTGCCTATCAGTACACCAATGCCGCGGAACCGGCGACCACGGGGACATACACGCTGACGATGGAAGTGATCAAGAATGGCGTATTGTTATGTGGCGGGGTGATTCCCTCGCCGGGAACCAATGGCATTCCGATCAGCATCACGCCACTAACGTTCACGCGCGGTGCGAATGTTTTTGCGGCGGGAGATATTGTCAACGTGAGGCTGAAATACACGTCAGCGGATGCGGGGGCGGTGCTCACGATTGTAAGATCGGTCACCAATTTGGAATTTTATCTTGATTAAGGAACGAAAAATGAAACGGCTGATCTCAATTGTGATTATTGGACTTTTTCCCATGCTGGTCATGGCGCAAAATTCCAGCTTTTCAATCAAGCCTTCCATGAAGGGTTTCGCCATCGCATTTTCCAATCTGCCCACAACGGCGAGCCTGGCGGCGATCCATCTGGATTGCGGGACGAGCACGACGGTTGTTTTTCATGGGTCGGCCGGCGGCGGAGAAGCGGCGGGGTTCGGCAAACGGTTCGGGCTGGCGACGGAAGACCATTTTGTTCGACTGGCGGTGGGGGACGGGAAAACGACGGAGACCTTCAAATATGGTCCGGTGCAATGTCCGGATTTTTTGTTACTGGGGGGAGAGACGTTTCCCGACGCCGCGACAATCGAGGCACAACGGACGGCCAAGGCGATGGGTGTTGGCGCGGAAGAAAAGGGGATAAACCGGGCGGCGATATTGAATTGCATTCGAGAGGCGTTGAAACGGGCGGCCAATGCCCAACGGGATGCGAACAAGGCACAGAAGGCGGCGGAAGCGGCGGCGCAAGAGGCGGCCGAGGAAGCCGCGAAATATTGAAACCCCTTGGAAAGTAAGGAAAGAAACCATGAAAAACGCAATAAAAACGGCCCTCATCATTGTGTGCGCACTGATCATGGGGTTGATCGGGTGCGCGACGCCGCAACGGCATGTTTCAGTGACGACCTGGGATGGGAAGGATATTCAGACCCAAGCCACGAGCGACGAGACCGGTTGGCAACTCTGGGTGGGCGAGCGGCACACGGCGGCGGCCGGACCGGGGTGCATGATCACGGACGACGTGAGCAAGCAGACCCTGGGGACCGTGGCGATCACGGCCATTGGCGCGGTGGCCGGGGCTTATGCCGGAGGCGTGCCGGGGATGGTGATCGGCGGGGCCGGGGGCGCGGCGGTAGGGGCATTGACCGGGGACAAGGCGACGACGAGCACGATGGCGACGGTGGTTCCGATCATGGGGCGAATCAGCGCGAATTCAGCGGCCATGACGGATGCCGACGTGGTGACGAATACGATTCTTCAAGGCGGGGCGATCCAGCCGGAGCTGGCCGCGTTGTTAAAGAATTACATCGCGGCAAACCCGGAGCGTTGCCGGCTGGCGCAACTGATCGGAGTCGAGCGGGTGAATGAACTGATCGACCGGTTGGCGGCGCAATCGAAAGGGGATGTTCCATGAAACTCGTCGGTACACTTCAACCTTATGCTCCTGGGGTCGGCCTTGGCGGGAGCTTGGATGTCTGCATATTGGCGAATGGCCGGACGGTGAAACTCTTGCGGCCCTTCATCGTGCGCTCGCTGGGGCGGCGGATCGAGGCGCCGGCGGGGATGATGACGGACTTCTTGAGCATCCCGCGCATTTTCTGGCGGATATGGCCGCCCTGGGGTCGTTATTCGCCGGCCACGGTGATTCATGACTGGCTTTATCAATCCGGCAATACAACGCGGACTGAAGCCGATCGGATTTTGCTTGATCTCTGCCGGCGGTTGGCGGTCCCGGGTTGGCAATGCCGGCTGATCTACTGGGGCGTGCGGCTCGGCGGTTGGCGGACCTGGCGGAAATACCGCGGCAAAGAACGGACGGACACGAAATAAAACGAAAGATGGGATCAAGGCCATGACCGAGCGGGATTTTCAGATGGAGATTTTGCAGAGGCTGACGAAGATCGAGACGCAGATCAAGGAGCGGTTCTGTGCGGACGGCGAGCGTTGGGGCGAGATGCGGGATTTGATCAAGATCACCTGCCCGACCCATCGGCGGCGGACGACGGTGCTGGAGCGCAAGATGTGGGTGGTCTGGGGATTGGTCATTGTCCTGGCCGGGCTGGTTTTTGAGTGGGTCAAGAGAAGGATATGAAGACCGGACGCCATGTGATGAAAGGTGGTGCAAGGTGGTGAACAAGCTGGAATTCATCAGGGCGATGAGGCCGGAGGCCGTCGAGGCAATCGGTGCGCAGCACGGATGGCTGGTGCGCTGGGCGCTGGCGAAGGCGGCCAGGGAGACGGGCTGGGACATGAATAACGCCTTGGTCCGGCAGGCGCGCAACTGCCTGGGGATCAAGGCGGAAGACGCGTGGGGCCGGTCGTTTGCGGGGGTGAAATGGATCATCATGGCGGCGACGACGGGGCCGGAGGCGGGCAAAGAGGTGCATTGGCGGGTGTTCGCGACGCTGGGCGATTGTTTCCGCGAGTTCGTGCGGCAGATCAACGACCGCGATCCGTGGTATATTTGGCGGACGATAACGCTGGCGGGGTTCGAGCAGATTTACGCGGACAAGCTGGGCGGGCACGCCGAGGGGGTGTTGCGCTGCCTGCACGACGTAACGGAGGAAATGCAATTGGCGGGGCTGACGGACGAGAAAGGGCGGCTGAGGGAGACGCATCCGCTGGGGGAGCTCAAACAGACGATGACGTGAAAGGGAGACGGCAATGGTGACGACGAAACAACCCTGGTCCGACGTGCTGACGGACCCGACGCGCGGCGGATCGCAAAATCTCTATAATTTATTGGCCGGGATCGGCGAGGGCGGGCAAGCGGACCCGACCGGCAAATTCGCGATGGGACCGCAGAACGCGTTCAGCGATGAGCAGATGCGGAAGTTCCAGACCTCGGGCTTGCGCAACCTACAGGCGGGGAACCGGGCGTTCAACGCCGGGGCGGGGATGTCGGCCGCGGCGCGCGGGGTGGCCGGGCCGGATCTGGCGACGATGCTGGGCAATCAGCAGTCGGCGAACACGCGGGACACGCTGGCGAACATGCAATGGCAGGCGCAGCAGGCGGGGCAGAAGTTGGGGATGGATCAATACGATCAACTTCTGAAGGCGCTGGGAATAGTTGGGCCGCAGGCCACGACAGAGAGCCAGCAAAGTCTGGATGCGCTGCTGGCGGGGTTGCAAGGCGGCGAGGCGACGGGCACGGGAGAGGGAACGGCGGATGCGGGGTACACGACGGCGGCGCAGCGGCAGGCGGCGGCGGAGTTGGCGGAGAAGACGCGAGAATTCGGCGAAGAGCAGAGCTTAGAGAAACTACTGGAAGGTTATCAGGAAGAGACCGGGACGACGGCGGAGCAGCGGCAGGCGGAGGCGGAGTTGGCACAATTGGCGGAGCAATTCGGGTTGACGCAGGAACAAGCCAGAACGCTTGCCGGATATGAAGAGGCCACGGGGACGACGGCGGAGCAGCGGCAGGCGGCGGCGGAGTTGGCGGAGAAGACGCGAGAATTCGGCGAAGAGCAGAGCTTAGAGAAACTACTGGAAGGTTATCAGGAAGAGACCGGGACGACGGCGGAGCAACGGCAGGCGGAGGCGGAGTTAAAGCAGGAGAGAATATTAGCCGGTTATGAAGAAGAAACCGGGACGACGTACGAGCAACGGCAGTCAAAAACGTTGAATGCGATCAACGTGGCCAATTCTTTATTACAGAATCCGAACCTAAATCAATACGAGGCAGGAACGGGAAGCCACGATGAGGAATGGAGATACACAGAGCAGGCCATCGCCTTGCGCAAGCAGATCAACGCGCAGTATGAAATCATGGGATTGGAAGCGCCGTTTGATGAAGATGACATGGATGAAAACAAATGGCGGAGCGGAAACACGCCGCTGACGTTCGATCAAAACGCGACTTATAATTTGCAACAACAGCTCTACAACTTATGGAATAGGACAACGGGGACCACATCGACGGTATCGCCGACCGGCGGAGGAAATTGGAACGTGCGCTACTAAAGGAGGCATTCAAAATGGTCTATGGAACACCCCCTCCGGGTTTGAACATGGCATGGCCCAGATGGATGATCCAAAACGCCTGGGAACAATTAAAAAAGCGGATGCAGGATGAAGAATGGAACCGGGGGCCTGCCAAATCCGACCCCATGACAGTCAACGCGGATTACGCATACCGGAAGCAGCAACAGGAAGGTCCGGGAGGCACATTCAACGCCTGGTTGGATAAATATGGACAAGTGATGGGACGGGCAGCACAGACGGGAATGTTAGACAGTCAAAAAAGAGATCAGTTAATCGACCTGCTTGACAAGTACAGCGGCGCCACGCGGTTTAATCCGACACAGCGCCAAAACATTCGGGGAATCAATCAGAGGTTAGGCGTGATGCCGCCGGAAGACTATGGATGGAGTCCGGCACAAGGATTGATGGACACAATGCAGCCACGGACGCAATTTGTCGGCGGGGCGGGGGTAGGAGGAACGGCGCTGTCGGGATATGGCGGGCCGGAGCGGGACCAGTTGGCGGACGTTTTGCGGCAGACGCGGTCGCGGGCGCGGACGGCCGCCGCAACGCCGACGGGATCAAACAATGAAGCACTGACGCAGCCGGGCGGCACGGGCGACCGAAGAAAGGAATTGCTGCAACTGTTGTTGAAGGCGCTCTCAAGGGCTGGAGCTTACTGACAAAGGAAACGATGATGAACAATCTACTGGAATTATTGCGGCGTTATTTGGGCATGGAATCCGGGGCGGAAAGCGGGCCAGGGGCGAGGGCGACGGTTCCGGAAGTGCCTTATGAAAACCGGATGGGGGAAACGCCGATTTTTCATACAGTTTCGGCGCTATCACGGTCCAGAGAGACAAACAAACCGCCGCCGCCGGTGGAGTTGCCCGAAAACATGGCGCAAGCAGGGGAGCCGCCGCGGGATTTCAACGCCGCGGTCAAGTGGGCGCGGGCGAACAACAAGCAATTGGGGCGTTTTACGGAGAATGGACCTTGGACGGAGATGGAACCGGCGGAGCCGTACGGGGTTTACGCGCCGGACTACACGCCGGAGCGGGCGCAACGGGCTGGGCGACTCAAGGCGTTGGCGATGCCGCCGCCGGACCAGCGGACAATGAGCGGACTGGAGTATAACGCAGCGCGGCGCGAGACGGCGGCGGACAAGGGATGGGCGTTGGCGGAGATGCCGGAGAACCAAGACCCGACGATCCCGGAGCTGTTGGCGATGGGGAAAGATACGATGGGGGGATTCGGGCGGATGACGCGGGACCTGTTGAAAGCGGAGATCGAAGCGATGATGGCCAGGTCGCGGGCTGGGCTGAACACGGCGCGGGTCAGTCGGTTGACGGGGCAGGAGGTGCGGGACGCCGAGTTGCTCGAATCGGAGAAAAAGCGGCGCCAGGCGCAGGCGGACTATTACCGCAACCGGGAGTTGCGGGAGAAAGTGAAGTTCAGCGACCAGGGATTGTGGGCGCGGCTGAACAGCGTGGAACGGCAGATCGCGGTGAAGGAGCAATTGCGGGCGCAGGCCGGGACGCGGGCGGAGCGCGAGGCGCTGGACGACGAGATCGCCGATTTGCAGATGCAGAGCAACCAATTGCTCGAGCAGATGGAGCCGGGGAAGCGGATCGAGCGGGCGAATGCGGTGGACCTGGAAGGATTGCAGGGATCGACAGTGACCGAAAGGGCGCGGCCGGCGATGGGGCGGGAGGAAAAGAAGCAGGCGTTGATCGCGCAAGGGATGACGCCGGAGGACGCGGAAGCGCGGATCAAGGCGTTTGAAGCGCGGAACGGAATGTAAGATGGCGCTGGATTACTCGACATTGCTGGAAGAGGCCCCCGCGGAGGCGGCGGGGCGCGGGCTGGATTATTCAGGCGTGCCGGATTATTCGGGCGTGCTGGATTATTCAGGCGTGCCGGATTATTCGGGCGTGCTGGATTATTCAGGCGTGCCGGATTATTCGGGCGTGCTGGAAGAAGCGCCGCCGGCGGAGCGGCCCGGGCGGGCGCGCAAGGCGGGCTGGAGCAAGGTGATGGCGGAATCGACGCGGCGTGGGCTGGCGCAGTCAGCGCAGACCGTCGAGGACGTAGCGCGGAGGATAGGACGGAAAACATTTAAAGCTAAAGGATTTTCTTATCCGGGTGGATTCATCCCGCTGAGCTATGGCGAAAGGAAACAGACGCAACCGGCGGTTGATGAAGGTAAATATGAACGAAAATTTCTAATTCCGCCGAGCGTGGAATTAGCCGAGGACTTGCCGCCGGCGGAGAAGAGCGCCTGGAGCCCAGCGCAGCGGATTGTCGGCGGCGCGTGGGAGAAAGGCACGGGGATGCTGCCGGAGCTGGCGGCGTTTGCCAGCATAGGCGGAAAACTGGCTCCCTTGCGGGCGGCGGGGTTGAAAGCGACCGAGGCGATGGCGCCCGGCGTTTTGCGGTTGCTGGCCCGGCTGGGGGTCAAAGGCGGGGTCGGAGCGGCAACGATGGGCGGGGCGGAAGCGCTCTTGCGGCCCGATGAGCCGAAAGCGATAGCCAGGGGGACCGGAATTGGGGCGATTTTGGGGCCTACGGGGCCATACGCGGGGCCTGTGGTCCTTGGCGGGCTGTCGGGCCTTGAAGCGCTCTTGGGCGGCGCTACGGGCCAGGAAGCCCTGGAAGAGGGGGCAAGCACGGGATTGAGCCTGGCGCCGTTCAGCCTGCTTCACGCCTTGCAGATGGCGGGGCGGGGCGGACGTGCGCCTGAAACCGGACAAAATAGACAAATTGGACGAACAGGAACGGAGATCGTGCCTCAACGTCCGCGAATCATTGACATTCTGCCGCCGGAGCCGTCGAGGATCGAACATCGGCCGGCGTATCCCGAACGGGCGTTGCCGGATCTGGGCGAGCTGGGGCCGGGGCGGAACGTGATCCCGGAGAGCGGGCTGGGGGTGTTCGAAGCCGGGCCGGAGGGCGAAGTGTATTTTCGGGACACGCCGCCGGTGCGTCCGCCCGATCCGTGGATGGCGGGACTTGAAGCGCCGGATCCGTGGTTGCGGGGACTTGTGCCGCCCGAGCGGCCGACGCCGGAGATGCCGGCGGGACGTGGCGCACGCGACTTGGCGCCGGCGCCGGAAGAGCCGGAGTTGCCACGGCCGGCGGAGCGGCCGACGCCGAATTTCCCGCGGCCGGAGCGGATTGCGCCGCCGGAAGCGGTAAAGAGGCCGGAGCGGGTGATTGTGAAGCAAGACGGGACGCCGTTCGCGAGCGAGCAGGAAGCCTTCCGGGCCGGGATCACGCGGTTTGCGGTGGTGAGGCCAGTGCGCGCGCGGAACGGGTGGGGATACGTGCCAATTGAGACAACAGGAGGGCAGGGCCATGCCGAAGCGGTACGAAGCGATACGGGACCGGTTGGCGAAGAAGATGTCGTACGACGCGGCGCAGGAGCGGGCGGCGAGGATATACAACGCCTCGCGGAAGAAAGGCGAGCCGCCTTTGAGCAACAAGCCGCACAAGAAGGGGGCGGGGAAGAAGGTCAGTTACCAACACCCGTTCGTGCGGCACAATTAGGGGCGGCGGGGCTGGACTATGCCGGGGCGCTGAGGGAGCCGCCGACCACGGGAGAGCAAGCACCACAAGGGCAAGTAGCGCCGCCCGCCGCCGCGCCGGTCGCCCCGCCCCCCGCTCAAGAAGCCAAACCCCCGGCGGCCAAGCAGCCCTGGGAGATGAGCAGGAAAGAATGGTGGGACAGGGGACAGAAACCTATCTATCCTGGGCAGAAACCGCTCTCTGATACGGAACACAGCAGAGAGCAATGGCCATTAGTTCATGAACGATATGTCATGAGAGCAATTGAAGAAGGCAAGTCCGTTCCCCGCGCCGTGCTGGAAGAGTATAAAGGCGAGCCGTGGGCGGACGCGGCGCTGGCGAAAATGGGAAAGCCCGCAGAAGTTGGTCCCCCGGTCCCCGTCGCGGGGCCGGTGCCGGGTGCCGCGCCCGCCGGCGGCACTCCAATGCCGGACATGTTGAAAGAGCGGCGGCGGTTGCCGAGGCCGGGGCGTGGGGAGACGGGGGCGATCATCAATCCGATCGAGCCGTTGACGCGGCTATTGCGCGGGCCGGCGGCGCGGCATCTGACGGCGAAAGGGCGGCGGTGGATCAGCGAGAAGGCGGAGATCATGGCGCGGACGGGCTATTTGCTGGAACGCGGGAAGACGGCGTTCATGAACGCGGGGGCGACCGGGGAGCGGGTGTTGCGGGAGACGCGCGAGACGGAGGCGTGGGGAAATGCGCTGGCGGGCAAACAGACGATGGATTTCGAGAAAACGGCCGACAAACTGTATCGGAAGGGGATACGTTGGTTGAGCAAGGGCAATCAATTCGCGGAGCTGTATCGACGGAGCGGCCCGGAGGCGATGCCGACGGCGGAGACGAAGGCATTCGCGGAGATGTGGAATCGCATTCACAATGAATCGGGCAAGCTGGCCGAGGAGTTGGGGGTGATGGTGGAAGACCCGGACGCGCCGGGGGGACGGCGCAGATTCATCAATGGGAGGATGCCCTGGTATTTCCCGGAGATGAAGACGCCGGCCTTCATCGAAGCCGTCAGTAAAGGAAGGGGGCCGGTTTTTGACGCGATCCTAAAGGAAACCGGGCGAACGCAGGCCGAGATCCAGGGATTGCTGGAAGAAAACGATATTCAAAGCGCGCTGCGCAGGTTCGGCCCGTTTGAATGGCGCAGGATTCATGTGCCGGACTATGTGACAACCGAGAAAGGTGAGCGGGTGCAGTGCATCCAGACGAACCCGTTCGAGGTGATTCCGCAGTGGATCAGCGGGGCCTCGCGGCGGCTGGGGATCATCAATCAGTGGGGCCAGGACACGGCGCAAACAGCGTGGGACGAGTTTTCGATCCAGCTCAAGGCGGAGGGGCACGAGCACGCCGGGCGGATCGCCGACAAGGTCTGGGCGGAGCTGAACGGCAACGTGCGGCGGGCGGAGCGGCAGTTCATGCGCGAGCACGGGCTGGGATTCGTGGATGGGATGGAGAACATCGCGATGACGGCGATGCTGTCGGCTTCGACGGTGGCGCAGGTGACGCTGGGTTGGATACCGTTCGTGACGCGGCTCGGAATGGACAATGGGTTGTTACAGTTAATCAGGATGGCGGCGGGGACGGCGTCGGAGCGGATGGAATTGGGATTCAAGAGCCAGGCGGAACTGGAAATGACGCGGGGGATGGGCGGCTGGGGTCGCAAGATCATCGGCCACACGAGCCAGACGGATTATCTATCGGGCAAGATCGGGAAGTTCGGCGAGAAGGCGATGAAATACGAGTGGTTCGAGGGCAGCAACCGGCAGTTGGACAAATGGGGTTCGCTGATGGCGCTCAAGAATTTCATGGACGGGATCATGGCCTTGCGGCATCCGAAAAGCGGCCTGGCGCGGAAACTGTGGGGGATGGACGCGGAAGGAGTGCGGCGGCAACTGAAACGCAATTACAACCGGACGGACGTGGATGTGGATCGGATGGTGAACAGCGGGATTCAATACAAGGATTACGAAGCCATTTTGAAGCACGCGGCGACCGATCCAAAAATGCGCCAGGCGTATCTGGACCTGGCCAGCGCGGCGCAGACGACCGTGAGCAAAGGCAATATTTTCCACGAATCCGTGCTGGAGCACGTGCCGTGGATGAACCACCGGGTGGCGCAGATGTTCCTGCGATTCCAGAGCATGGTGCGGCAGATCGGGAACCTGACGGCGGACGCCGTGGCCGAGGCAAGTCACGGAAACATCGCGCCGCTGACGCGGCTGCTGGTGGGGGCGGCGGCCGGGGGAGCGCTGAAGCAGGCGTGCCAGGACGCGATTTTCCGGGTGACGAAGCGGGAGCGGGAAGAGAAAGACACGGGGACGCCGGGCGGGGCGGTGGCGCGCAAGCTGGACGAAAACGGGATCGACATCGAGTTGGCGCGCAACGTGGGCAAGATCCTGGACTGGATAAACGACGCGGCGGCGGGGGGACTGCTGGGCAACACAATCACGAACGCCTATTGGGCGGTCAAATTCCGCGAGGACCCCGGCGCGCTGGAAATGCCGTTGGCGAGCTGGTGGGCGAAGAACCTGGCGGCGCCATGGACCGGGAAGAAGGAAGACACGGCGGCGATGCGCGAGTATAAATCGCTGGGCAGGACGACGGGGGCTTTGCGGGGAGCGGACGCCTGGATGAAAGGGCCGCTGTATGAGGAGCGCCAGGCGAAGGGTAGGCGAGCATTGCGCGTGCCCGGGAGGAGTCGGAGATTGAAGCCGCCAGAGCCGCCGGAACATCAAAGATGGAGGAAATACGAATGAAAAAGATCGTTATTTTATGCTTTTTGCTGACGGCGGCGACGGGCCGGGGGGCGGCCATCATCGAGACGGTGGGGGGCGATCATGTGACGACGAGCGCGGCGCTCATTGTCTGGGAACAGATGACGGACATCGCGGATGTGGGCTGGAGCGACGAGAATTGCACCATCACCCAGGGATTCACGAACGGTTATTCAAAGTATCCGTGCGTGAACTACACGGGGGAATATTATTTTGCGATGACCCATGCGGGCGACGTGGGGGCGCTGTACCGGATGAGCGACAAAGCGTTTCAGGGGCGGCTGCAGTGCAAGCGGAGCTCCTCGGCCTACATGGGGGAAAACAACGATCCGCGCTGGGGAGCGGGCGCGAATAATCAATATTTATATTACATGGTCAGTTGGAACACGAACGTATACAGCAACGACGCGCGGACGACGACGGCGAACAGCGCGCTGGTCTATGCCGGGACCAAGACGATCCGCCACGAGGGGCACGCGGGACAGAGCGAAAGTTACCGGCAACTGATCTGGTCGGACTGGTACGGGGTGTTGCTGAACCTGGCGACGGGGCAGCCGGCGATGAGTCAGATTCCAGTTGGAGGACAATCCGACATTTCCCCGTCCGGGCGCTGGTGGATGGTGAACGTGAACAATCTTCCCGGGCCATTTTACGACATGAACAGTTATCCGACATCGGCGCCGAACGCGGCGGACCAGTTGGCGCACGACGGCTGGGCAAACGACCATGACGGGAACGAGGTGTATGTCTGGCAGGCGAAGGATGATGTGGTGAAGGCGTATTGCCCGGCGACGCGGGAGACGACATCGATCATCGGGATGGCGGAATTGGAGCCGATCGGCTACAACGTGAACATGCACTTCGCGCGGATGCCGCCGGGATTCAACGGCTGGGTGTTGATGTCGACCTATGGCGGGACGGGCTGGTCGGAGAATCAGTTGATGCTTTTGGAGATCGGGGGCAGCCGGAGGATCGTACGGCTGGGCGGGAGTCAAAATGTATATGTGGCCGGCGACAAAACGTTCGCATATTTCACGGAAGGCTTCGCGAATCTGGATTATCAAGGCAACGTGTGGATCGCCACGAACCAGAACGGGACATTGCCGTTAGAAGTGTTCAAAGGGGACATGAGCGGGGAATGGCCGGCGTTGCTGGCGGCGACGCCGACGGCGACGCCAACGCCGGAGGTGACGTGGACGCCGACGCCCACTCCTTCGCCGACGGCGACGACGGTCGTGACGGCAGCGCCGACAAGCACGCCGACGCCATGGCCGACGGCGATGCCGACCGGCCAGGATTGGGAATCGACGGGATTCAGAAGCGTGAAGATCAGCGGGGATATTATCTGTTTCGGGACGATCACGGTGGGCAACAGTGTTTTGGGCAAGAAGAATATCATCCTGATCACGACGGACACGACCTTAACGCAAAACCAGTGCCGGGGATCGATCGCGGTGCTAGCCGAGGCGCAGGACAACACGACGGTGACGCTGAGGTTGCCGCTGGCGGAGGCCGGGCTGAACGTGACGACGGTGGATGCGGACGTGGACGCCGGGGCGGACCTGGTGATCGCGGCGACGCCGCAGGACAGGTTGGAGACGGGCGAGCTCGACCAGCGGTACATCCACGGCAACGGTTCGACGGCGATCGGGATCGTGAACTGGGCGGCGTGGGGCGCGGGAAAGTGGCACATGATGGACACGCGGGTGGACGAGGCGAATTGGCGGCACGACAATTACTGACAATAAAATATTCTTGACAAATCCGTCCGGGCGGGGGATAAGGGAAGAAACGTAAAAGGGAGGACGGAGATCATGAAACGGGTTTTCGGTTTGATGCTCCTGCTGGGATGGGCGGGGGTTTTTTCATGGCCAGGAGGCGCGGCGGGGCAAGCACAGGAGAATCGCGATATTTATTATGCGCCGGTGATTTACACGACAAGCGACGATGGTCAGACGATCACGGCCTGGCAGTTTATCCAACCCGGCTGGCATGACGCCGAGATGCCGGCGTTGGCGCGGACGCGGGTCTTTCACGCCGATGGACAAACCAGTGAAACCAAGGTCAGCGAGAGCGCGATTCGCGAGAAAACGGCGGCGCGGTCGGGGATCCGGACGGATCCCGAGCGAGGGTCGTATATCGGACGGACCATTTCCCTGAGCCAGGCGGTTCGAGAAAACAAAGAAGAGCTGGCCCGGCTCAAGGCGAAAAACAATTAAGAAAAAACGCGATCCATGGCCTGGCGGACGCGGGTGACGTCGATCAATTTGTGGACATAGGCGCGGGTGATGTTGATGTCGGCGTGGCCCAGGGCGGACTGGATCACTTCCAGGGGGACTTCATTCTCGCCGAGGATCGTGGCGTAGGAGTGGCGCAGGCCGTGGACGTAAACACGCTTGGCCAGCCCCGCGGCGTGGGCGTAACGCGGCAGGGCGTGAGTGACGGCGCTGGAATCCAAGGGCCGGCCGGGATCGCGCAGGGACGGGAAAATCCACGGGGTTTGCAGCCGGGCGGATAGGGCGAGCCAGCCGTTGAGGATGATGGCCGCTTCGGTGGGCAGGATAAGAAACTGCTCTTTACGGCCCTTGGTTTTGACGTGCAGGAGCCGGTCGCGCAGGTTCACGTCTTCGCGACGCAGGAGCCGGATGGCATCGCGGCGAGCGCCGGTGAAAAAAAGCGCGGCGTAAAGCGCCTTGTCGCGCCGGCCGCGCATCGTGGTCGGGATAGCGGCCAGGATCCGGCGAAATTCCTCGCGGGAGAGGGTGGGATAGACGGGGGCCGGGGCGAAGCGGAAATGGAGAGAGGCGGTCCAGTCCTCGCAGAGACCGAGCGTGGCGCAGCGATGCACGTAGGCTTTGATGTGGGTCAATGCGGTGGCGCGGGTGCGTTCGCGGCGGTAGGTCGAGAGATGTTGGAAAAGCTCAATCTGTGGGTCATGGTTTTTCGCAAACTCAATAAATGGAACGAGGAACGTCTTGTAGGTGCTGATCGTCTTGGGGTCAAGTCCGCGCAGCCGGCAGTCATTCAGGAAAGGTTCGAGGAAATTCATAATACAGTTCTCCATTACGATTTCGCAAAATGGGTTAAATCGTTTAATATGAATCACCTAATCATTTTATTTATCGACAGTGGCAACAGGAACTTGAGCGGGAACGTTAAATTGAGATTGTGGCTCTGGAGGCCGGGGGTTCAAGTCCCCTCACCCACCCCAGGGCCGGTATTCCCCAAAAGCAATCCAACACAACCAAACAACTGAGCCACTCCACGTGCGAGGGGCTTATTTTCCATAAAGCAGACGGGTGAACAGACGAACGGCCGCTTGCTCATCGCGGGCCTGGATGGCGGCGATGAGGAGTTTTTCGTCCTTGGTCAGCGAGGCCAGGGTCGGACCGCCCTGGACGGCGGCGGTCATGAGCGCGGCCATTTCGAGGCCGTACGCTTCAGCGGCTTTTTTGAGCAATTCCGTGCTCGGCGTCCTCCCGGACTCGATTGTTGAGATTGTATTTTGCGAGACCCCCGGTTCCCGCGCCGCCTGTTCCTGCGTCCGTTTTCTTTTTTTCCGCCCCTCCTTCGGCGTCTGGTGAGGGGCGATGGTGGTCGGGGGCTTCGCCTCCTTTCGTTAACCCAATTGTTGTCGCTATTGGGTTTGTCGGTCGGGCGGATGGGTGAAAAAAAAATAAATAAAATGCTTGACATCGAGCAGTGTGTAGTCGATACTCTCTATAGCTCGAAGACGGGAGACGACGACGATGCCATATCAATCAAGCAAACTGAAAGACGCGCGGTTGGCCACGGGGATGACGCTGAACAACGTGGCGGTGGCCTTCGCGACACGGTTTCAGCGGCCGTATTCGCGGCAGCAGATTTCGGACTGGGAAAGCGAGAAAGGGCCGACGCCCGGGGTGCGATTCCTGGAAGTGTTCGCGGAGTTGTACCACGTGCCGATCACCTATTTTTTGGAGGACGAGACCGAGCCGGAGCCGGTGGGGAAAGTGAAGGCGGCGTTAGGGAAGAAATGATGAATGATGAGTGATGAATGATGAATGAATAAGGAGGAATAGCGCGATGCAGTGGGACGAGTATTTCATGGGGATTTGCGAGGCGGTGGCGCGCAAGAGCAAGGACGAGTCGAGCCGGTTCGGGGCGGTGATCGTCGGCCCGGGTCACGAGATTCGCAGCACGGGATACAACGGCTTTCCGCGCGGAGTGCTGGAAAAATACAGCACCGAACCCGGCGAGGCGGTGGATCCGGCCCTGGCGGAGCGGATCGCGGCGCGGCGGGTGCGGCCGGAGAAATATTTTTACGCCGAGCACGCCGAGCGCAACGCGATCTATAACGCCGCGCGCCACGGAGCCCCGCTGGAAGGCTGCACGATGTACGTCGACGGGTTTCCGTGCGCCGACTGCGCGCGGGCCATCATCCAGGCGGGTCTCCGGCGGGTGGTCTGTCCGGCGCCGGCGGGGGGCTACGGCGAGCGGTGGAAAGAGTCCATCGAGCACGCGCGGACCATGTTCCTGGAGGCGGGAGTGGAGGTGGATGTGACGATGAATGATGAATGATGAGTGATGAATGATGAATGAGGAAATTAAACCACGGAACGGAGCGGAGGTGTGAAGATGGCGACGAATGAACCCATCACTCTGGTGCGGCCGGAGGAGGATCCGGGGTATGAAGAAATTGATTCCATGAAGCTACCCAATGGCACGGAGATGCGGATGTTTAACGACCGGCTGACGGGGAGTTCGTTTTGCGTGGACGAGCGCGACGGGCAGACGATCCAGAGCAAACTGTGGCAGAGCCGGGCGGGATTTAAGTATGCGCCGATGCCGGAACATGGAGTGGAATGATGAGAATCCGGAATCTGCTTTACCGGATTGAGGAGCCGACGCCGATGCAGCGCGGGGTGCGGATCGGGAATCGGCGCTGGTGGGACGTGCCGCTGTGGGTCGTCGTCGCGCTGGCGGCCGGAGTGCTGGTCGGGCTGATCGTTTGGCCGTTGTTGCATAGTTTTGCCGGGCGGTGACCTCCGAGCCGTGAATGCGGGGAGGACGTGGTGGAGTGGGAGAAGCAGGAAGATTACAGGCGGGAGATGGAGAATCTACAAGCGCTTTAAAAGAGCCGCCTGCTGGAGACAGGCGGCCCGGATCACGAGGCCCGTTGAGGGCGTCAATCATTGGAACAAGGCCAGGATACGGCCGGGAAGGCGAGAAGTCAATGGGAAATGCGTTGAAAGAGGCGCTGAAGGGCAAGAATTCAGAATCCAGAATTCAGAATCCAGAAGCCAGGAGCCAGGAACCGGTGGATGGGCGGGTGGCGGCGGCGCGGATCGTGAACGACGTGGCCGCGGCGGATCCCGTGAAGGCGATGGAATTGCTGATGGGGATCGTCGAGGGGGTGGAGATCGAGGCGGTGATCGGGGGGGCCTTGATGCGGCTGCGGCTGGCGGCGGGGACCGATCCGACGACGGTGGCGCCGCTGCTCAAGGCGATCGATCCGGGCGTCAAACTGCGGGACGATTTCCCGCGGGGGGGCGCGTATGGCAAGCGGGAGACGCAACTGACGCGCTGCGTGATGATCGAGTTGGACGCCAGCCGCGATTCGTTGTTCATCAGCCTGATCTGCAATAACGGAGAAAGCCGCAAGGTGGCGGTCAGCAAAAAGTCTTCCGGCGAATTCATGGGCAAGCTGGAAGCGCTGGGCAAGGTCGGCGACAAAGGACTGACCCAATTGCAACACGCGATGGAAACCAAGAAAAGCGTATTGGTGGCCCTGGGCGAGGAAGAGCAGTTCGGGGCGCTGTATTACGAATTCGAGGGCAAGGCGTATCTGGACGGGTTGCAGGCGGAGCCGCCGGCGGAAGTCGAGGCGAAGGAGTAATCGATAGGACGCATGGGACTTATGGGACGCATGGGACGGATGGGAAGGATGGGGATTTGGCGACACCTGCCAGTCGGTATGACGAAGTGGCGTGGCAGCCGGGAGAGCACCGGCAACTATTCGAAAAGGAGAAAAGATTATGAATAACGAAAACAACGGCAAGGCGCGGCTGATCGTTTTGGATATTGAGACGTATCGGACGCGGGATGCGGAGTTGGTGGAACAGATCAGCCAGGAGGCGATCGACAAGCGGCCGGCGCAAAACGCGCTGAAGGAACTCAAACTGGAATGGGACACCGAGACGGCGCGGGAGGCCAGGGCGGCGGAGGCGCTGGCCAAGACGGCGGTGGATCCATTGCTGGCGGAAGTGCTGTGCTGCGCGGTCGCGGTGGGGGCGGACGGTGGGCGGCTGGAATTTGAAGGCATGACCGAGAGCAATGACCGGCCGATGCTGGCGCAACTGGCCGAGGATCTCAATCAGATGGCTGGGCCGCGGACGATTTGGGTCGGGCATAACATCGAAGGGTTTGACCTGCCGGTGTTGCTCAACAGGTGGCGGCATTATGACATCCGGCCGCCGGAGCATTTCCCGATGCCGGTGCGCCACGGCTGGCGGGGATGGGTCTATGACACGATGTTGCGTTGCCCGAGCAAAAACGGGATGGGATTCGTGAGCCTGGACGACGCCTGCGCGGCGTATGGGATCGCGGGCGAGAGCATCTTCTGGCGTGGTGAGCCGATGGACGGATCGCGGGTCGGCGAGGCGTTCAAGGCCGGCAAATACGACATGATCATGCGTTATTGCGATCAGGACGTGCAGACCACGCGGGCGCTGTATCTGCGCATGACGGCCGGGGACACGTGGGGGACGTATGGGCTGGCGGACGAGGTAGCGCAGCAGATCGCGGCGATCGAAGCCAGCGGGCAGAGCGAGGGGGTGCGGGCGATCGCAAAATGCGCGGTGCTGGAGCGGGCGGGGCTGGTGCCGAAATGATGAATGATGAGTGATGAATGATGAATGGAAAACGAGTTTGGACGGGGTCCAAGAAAGGCATGAATCGATGCTCAAAACCGGAGAATCAGTCATCGTTACCTTTGCTGGGGATTCAGCACAGTTATTTCGTAGCATAATCAAAGACACCAAGGAAGAGCGGATCGGCGTGGTTCACAAGAATGCGGTTGGATTTTGGGTTTCCCCATCTGGACGGAAATACTCAAATCCAATCCCGGCAGGTTTTGAAGTATTGGAACGGAAGATCCAGGATCCCTGTATCCCGAGCGAAGAGTGGGAAACGCCCGAACAACACCAAAAAATTATCATCCTGAACAAAACGAGGTATCATTCATGAAAAAGAGCAATGAAAGCGAGCGGATGCGGATTCTGGCGCTCATGGTACACAACCTCAAGTGCATCTCGGCCGTGGAGATTAACTCATTCGGCGACATCCTGGAAATCCGAGGGAAGACCGGACAGGGGAAGACCGCCATTTTGGAGGCCATTGAAGGGGGATTGCGGGGGATCGATCCGTCGATGGTCAGGAACGGGGCGGGGGCGGCGGAGATCACGCTGAGGCTGAATCGGGCGACGATCTGCCGGGTGGTGCCGGCCGACGGCAGCCGGGAGACGTTGATGGTCAGCGATCCGATCACGGGCAAGCCGATCGAGAAGGCGAAGGATTTTTTGAAGGCGATCTACGGCCTGCACAGCTTCCGGCCCGTCGATTGGGTAAGGCTGGGCGGGGGCGAGGCGCGGGGGCGGACCGAACGCTTGCGGGCGCAGCGGGACCAGCTCCTGGCGGCGATGCCGCTCGCCTTGGAGCCGGAGGAAGTGGCCGAGGAAGTGCTGGGCAAAGGCGCGGGTCTGCGGGAGGCGCTGGAAGAGGTCAATCTGGACGCGATGGATTTCAGCGGCCACGCGCTGGTGATCTGTTCGGCCTTGGAAACGGCGTGCTACGAATATCGCAAATTGCAGAACAGCCGGGCGGAGGACGCGGAATCGCTATTGAAGCTCACGTTGGCGCCGGAGCGGTTGGTGGAGTCGGACCTGGAAACCTTGCTGGCGAGCCAGGAACGGGGCAGTCAGGTGTATCACCGGGCATTGGGGCAACGGGAGAGCCGGCAGACAATCACGGCGCGGCGGGACCAACTGGAGGCGCAGATCGAGAAAGACGGGGCCGATCTGCCGGAAAAGGCGGAGCTGGCGAAGGAGCTCAAGGGCCAGAAGACGCGGCGGACGGAAATCGACCTGGAAGTGGCCAGGAAGCGGCAGGAAATACGTGAGTTGGAGAAGGAGAGTGAGGCCCTCGTGGCGACGATCGGGCGGCTTGAGGGGCTGGAAGCGCGGCTGGAGGCCCATGAAGCGAGGAAGGCGGAGTTGGCCGAGATCGAGCAGAGCCTGGGGTCGGACGTGGCGAGCGACGAGGAGGTCGCCAAGCTGGAGGCCGGGATGGAGAAAGTCAAGGGATTGATCCGGGACCGGCAGTTGCAGGAGGCGCATGACGCGGCGGCGGAGAAGGCCATGGTGGCGCGGCAGAAATCTGAACGGTATGACGCGCTGGTGAAATTGTTCCGGGACGAATTGCCGAAAAAACTGATCGGGCGGATGGCGATGCCGGTGGAAGGGCTGGCGGTGGACGGGGACGTGATCAAAATCGACGGAATCCCGCTGCATCAATTAGGGACGAGCGAACAGATGCGAGTGGGAGTGCTGATCTGGGCGAGCTTAAATCCGCACACGGCGTTCGTGCCGGTGGACGGGGCGGAGTCGATGGGGCGCGAGGATCGGCTGGCGCTGGCCCAGGCGGCGCAGGAGTTGGGCCTGCAACTGATCATGACGATCGTCGATGATGCCGCGGAGCCGGGGGAAGGGCGGATCGTGATGCGCAACGGGGAGGCGGCCTAATAAACAATGATGAATGATGAATGCGGAATGCGGAATGCGGAATGAAAGCCATGAAAATATATACGTTGGGTTACTGGGGACGGACCGTTGAGGAAGTGCGTGGGATCGCCGAGGATCGCGACGGCATCCTAATCGACGTGCGGCTCAGTCCTCTCTCGCGGTTACCGCAGTGGAACCTTTATTCACTCGCGTTCACATTACGTGAGCGCTACCGCCATATTTCTTATTTTGGCAACGCCAATTTTAAAGCAGGCGGGCCGTTCAAGATAGTGGATTTCGAGACCGGGAAGGCGATTTTGCAGGACATCTTGGATCAACATCCCGAACGTAATCCGATCCTCATGTGCGCCTGCAAGGATGTGCATCGGTGTCACCGCCAGTTGGTGTCGGATCTGTTATCCCGCGCGTTCGGTTGCGCGGTGGAGCATTTATAAAACTGGGACACGCTATGACACGAACACAGACAAAACTGCCGGGCATCCGGCGATTGAAACAACTGATCGAGTGGGGGCCGGAAACGCTGGAGGAGTAAATTTCCGTCCCTGGTGGCGGAATAATCTTACGAAAGGAGAAGCTCCTATTTGCATGATGGGCATGGGAATCGCCCATGAGACGGCTTGTAAGTCAATCATTGGGGCGGGCCGGAAGACAGGGTATCAGCACGGACCGGCCCGCCCTAATTATCAACCATGGAAATCACGGAAATCACGGAAAAGGAGAAAAAGACTATGGGAAGAAAGAGAAAAATGGACGGATACAGGGCATTGGGGCCGCTGCCGGAGGGCGGGCCGCCGGTGGGCAGGGCAAACAAAAAAGACGCCGCGCGGGCGCAGGAGGCGGTCGAGCGGGTGAAGGCCAATCCGCCGCCCCAGGCGCTGGCGCCGGGGGTGAAGACGCCGACGGTCGCGTTGCGGCGCTTCGTGGCCAAAGACGAGTCCGATGTCTGGCAATCGATCTGCGCGGTGGCGGCGCGCCAGTGCGTGGAACTGCTGGACGCCAAGCGCGACGACATCGCGAGGGCTTATCAACAATCGATCGAGGATATTGACGATGATCGCAAGCAAAAGTACGGCGTGAATCTGGGGGTTTCGATCACCGGCGATGACCCGAAGCATTACACGGTGGCGGTCAAGATCAGTTTTGCGATCAAGACGACGGAAAGCATCGAGACGCAAGTGGCCGTGGGGGGCGATCTGGTCGATGACATGGAAGCCGCGTCATGAGCGAGCGGTTGGCGATTGCCTTTTTCGTACCCGGGACGCCGGTGGCGCAGCCGCGGCCCCGGGCGCGGGCCTATCTGGTCAAGGACGAAAACGGCGCCTACATGCGGGACCGGTTTGGCCGGCCGGTCCCGCGGGCGCAGATCTATGATCCGGGGACGGCGGACTGTTGGCAAGGGGCGGTGCGCGGGGCAGCGCGGCCGTATGGCCCGCCGGCGCCGTTTGAAGGGCCGATGCACGTGCGGCTGGAAGTGCGGCTTCCGAGGCCGAAATGCCATTATAGGGAAGGGCGGTTTTTCGATCGGTTGCGCGAGGATGCGCCGCAGTGGCCGGTGCAACGACCGGACATTGACAATCTAGTCAAGGCGATTTTGGACGGTCTGACGGGCATCATGTGGCAGGACGATGGCCAGGTCTGCCAGCTGGAGGTGGTCAAGTTCTTTTCGAGTTCGCCCGGGGTGGTTGTGGAGTTGGAGCCGTTGGGAATGAGCGGCGAAGATCAATTGGAGTTGGAGATGGGGCTAGAAGAGAGTGATGAGTGCGAAGTGATGAATGATGAATGAAGAATCCGCAGAACAGCAAAAAAGTATCAACGACAATGCGTAAATCCGCCAAAATTTCCCCAAACCGTAAACCAATACCGCCAAAGACACGTTTTAAGATATTCAAACGAGACGAATTCAAATGCCAGTACTGCGGACGCACGCCGCCCAATGTGATTCTTGAGGTTGATCACATTATTCCAATAAAGAATGGTGGCGGAAATGAAGAAATGAATTTGCTTACTGCGTGCTGGGAATGCAACCGGGGTAAGGCTGCTAAATCCCTAAACTCCGTTCCGGAAGGGTTAAATGAGCAAATTCAAAGGGAAACCGAAAGGCTCGCCCAGGTTAAGCAATTCAATAAATTCCTAATGGAACAGAGGAAATATATTGATCAGACGATCACCAGAATTGGCCGATATTGGTATGATAATTTTATCAGCGAAAAAGGAAAAAACACATTTAATAGGGAACGTGAAGCATCGATAAGGCTATTTCTTTCCAAGTTGCCCGAAGCAACGATCTTAAATGCCGTTGATATCGCGATGCGGAGAAAACATCCATATTCTAAAGATGACGAGAACACCTTTAAGTATTTTTGTGGAATATGCTGGAAAGAAATAAAGGGATCTGGACAAGGGTGTATATCATGAAGCGCGGAACCGCGGATCACCCCAAGATGCATGAATTGGCCGAAGAATTACAGATCCCGCTCTATTCCGCCGTTGGAATCTTAGGCCGGTTATGGGATTGGGCGGATAAATATTCCCGACGGGGAGACATCGGAAAATTCACCAATCACGCCATTGCGCGCGGGATTACATGGGAGGGTGATCCGGACGAGCTAATCCGAGCGCTCATTGAGCACAGGTGGATCGACAAAAACGAAAATTGTCGGCTGATCATTCACGATTGGCCCGAACATTGTGAATATTTTATTCATAATCACTTAGCCCGCCTCGGAGAATTTTTCGCGGACGGTTCGATCCCTAACATGAGTCGAATCAATCAGAAAGAACGTGATGTATTGATGGCGAAATACTATACAAAAACAGTGAGCGCTCACCGAGCGCTCAAAAAGCGCGCTGACCTTGCCTTAAAGACCTTGCCATATATTAAGAAAGTACCAAAGAAAAAGGAAACCCACTCCCTCGCTATGCGAGGGCGGGGGAGGAATTGGGAAGAGGTGAAGCGCAAGGTGTGTCTGTTCGCGGAGCGGTTACCTTGGGATCGGAAGAAGACGGCGAAGATGTTCCATGATGAGATCGAGGAATATCTGGTCAGCCTGGGACTCAGCGTGGCGCGGGAATATCCGCTGGCCGATTGCGGGGATGGGCGCAAGGGCAGCATCGACCTAATGATCACCGCGCCCTTCCAGGCGGCGATTGAATTGGACCGGTTGAGTCCGCGGCGCCGGTCGCTGGCCAAGATCAAGGCGTCGGGCTTTCCGGGGTTCGTGCTGTGTCGGGAAGCAAAACGGGGGACGCCGTAATGTCTGAAATTGTTGACGACACACAGGTTTGTTTTGGGTGCGGACATGTGTTCCAGCCGCACGAAGAATCGTGGATCGGTCCGGATGGTCTGGTTTACTGCGTCAAATGCAAGAGGGCGGCACCGGAGCCGGATTGGCAGAAGTATGACCGAGATGCGCAGAGGGCGCCGGAGGTGGAAGAGGGAGAGGTGCAGGAGCAAAAGCACAAGAGAAGCGTCATCCAGGCGTGCGATGATTTTTTTGATGAGAAAATTCCTGAGTTGAAGGGGCATCAGGGTAAGGAAAGGAGGGAGATCTGGTTCAAAAAGTTTGGAATGAGCAGACGGCAAAGAGGGAAAGAGGCCGAAATAGACGATACGGGGATCTATAAAAATTTCAATCCATTTAACAAAAAAAAACATGAGGCGATGATCATGAGGAAAGAAATAACTGAGGAGCAAAAACAAAAAAAAGCGGCATATATGAAGGCTTACATGGCGCGCCGAAAACTGAAATTGGCGGCAGGCAATCCGGGACCGGAAACGAAGTCATTGGCGGATTTGGGTAAGCCGACGAGGCGGCGTCCGGCATGGGGGAAACGCACAGCGAAGATCCAAGGGATCAATGACGGGGCCAGGGCGCATCCAGTAGTAACGATCGAGGACGTGCTGGCGGCGACGTTGACCTTGCGCCGGCTGGCGCCGGCGGAACAACGGGCTGTCCTTGTTTTAGCCGGGATGAAGAAATCATGAGCATTTACTGGCGGACGGAAAATATCACGCTGCACCTGAAGGGTGCGCTGGACGTGGTGCGGCGGCGAATCGAGGACGATTGCCCGCTGTTTAACCGTGAGAGGAGCAAAAAATGATTTTAATTTATCGCCCAAGCGGCCGGGCGCGGGAGTATTCGCCGCTGGCGCTGAATATTTACAAGGGCTGCGATCATGGATGTATTTATTGCTTCGCGCGCCGGATGCCAGGGGCGCCGGAGCCGTGGGAGAAAGCAATTCCGCGACGGGAACTGTGCGCGGCGCTGAGTCTGGAGTTGGAGCATCGCCGGGAACCCATCACGCAGCAGGTGCTGCTCTCGTTTACCGGAGATCCGTATTGCCAGGCCGAGCGACAATTCAAAATCACGAACGAAGTCCTTGGTATTCTGCTGGCCTATCAAGTGCCCGTGGCGATCCTGACCAAGGGGGGTGATCGTTGTCTGGATGATGTCCACCTGTTCAAGCGCTTCGAGCGGATAAAGGTCGGCGCGACGCTGACGTTCTTGAACGAGGATCCGATTTGGGGCGAGAGCCAGGAATGGGAGCCGGGCGCGGCCGATCCGCAAGACCGCCTCGATACCCTGAAGGCGTTGCATCGGGCGGGGATCCGGACCTGGGCCTCGTTTGAGCCGGTCCTGGATCCCGAGCAGAGTTTGGAACTCATGCGGCGCGGTCTGGATTGCATCGATGAATACGCGGTGGGGCGCTGGAACCATGATCCGCGAGCTGAAGATATTGACTGGCTGGATTTCGCGGCGCGTGCGGTGGCGATCCTGCGCAAGGCGGGCAAGCCGTTTTACATCAAGGCCGATCTACGCAAGTCATTGCCAGTGGGATTCCTGCGCCCGGAGGAAGCCGATCAGGATGCGTTGCTGGTTTAGAGAGCACGCGAAAGGCAGGAATTTATGAAATCGAAATCAATCATCCTGGCGGCCGTGTTTGCCGCCGCGGGACTGTTGGCCGCGCACGCCACGAGTCAGGATTATCTGCGCTTCGGGGCGGAGCATATCGTAGGTTTTTACTTTCACATCCTGACCTAAGTGGTCGATGGGACA